TTAAGAATGATGATCATCTAGTTAAATTAACCGCTATTGTACAGCGTTATATATCTACAACACAAACTCTAACAGGAGCCGACTCATTATTAAGTGATGAAGAAAAACAACAATTGATTCGTATTGCCGAATCTACATTGACTCATGAATTAGAAGATGAGATGGATAAGATTGCCGAAGAAGAACTAGAAATTAATCAAAAAATTATAGAAGCTAAATCTAAGGTTAAGGATAGTAATAATGAATAGTGGACATCAACGTTTAGAATTCGATGTAGCCGAGGTACGGGCAGTTAATAATACATATGATTGGATAAGTCCAGATCGTGGGAATACAAATAATAGTAATCTGTTTCAATTACAAGTAGTTTCATGCACTAATATTAATAATATAATTCCATATGCAGTACAGCCTGCAGATATGAATAATCTAAAAATTCCAGTTATTGGAGATATTATTTTAGTATTTCGTACGATCAATCAAAATAGTAAACGAAATGATACCAAGCGATCATGGTATTATCTATCTACAGTAGATATGAATTCTAGTATGATAGATAATCGATTACCAGGAGTTACATGGACTGGCAGTGAACGTAATGAATCCGATTCATCAGAAACTCCAGCTGGAACAAGTATTAAAGTCGACCGTAATATATCTCCGTTACAACCATATGAAGGTGATATATTATATCAAGGTCGGTGGGGTAATAGTATAAGGTTTGGAAGCACTATATCAACAGTTCCAGACAATACGCAGGAAATGTCTAAAAGTTATTATAATAAACCACCTACCTGGTCTGGTGAAAGTGGAGATCCTATTATAATATTGTCTAATGGAAGAACTAACTTAGACAATAAAGAATTCGTTGTCGAAGATATAAATACAGATAATAGTTCTATATATTTAACAAGTACTCAAAAAATACCTATAATATTAGGAAGTGATAATAAACCTAATTCGTTAACTGGATGTATTACGTTAGGGGGTAATGAATCTCAATATATTGGGTCTCAATTATTAGGGGTATCGGATAGGGTTATATTAAAAGCCCGTAAAGACCTAGTAGTTATTGATTCCCCATTGGGTATTGTTTTAAATTCTACGGGAGAAATTAAATTAGGAAGTGAAGATGCAACTGAATCTATGGTACATGGAGATGTTTTACTAGATATATTATCACTTATAATCAATCAATTTAACACAGTAATTGACCCTAACACTTATGACTATATAAATAAATCAAACTCTATTAAAGCACAAAAAAAATTACAGGAACTTTTAAGTTCTAAATACTTTATAAATAAAAATACATATTAATATGGCAATACCACCACCATTAGATAAAATAACAACATTACCAGCTCTAGGAGTTGATAAAATACAACAACAATTTAATTTATTAATTGATGAGATTCTAGATAAAACTAAAACTGTTATTACTGATTCTATAAAACTTCCTGCAGGAATTAAATGCAACGACCCTAGTATTCAAAAAATGAAAGCGGATTTAAATGATGTAAAAGATGGAATTCAAAAAATACAAGAAAATATTCCAAAAATAGAACCAGTTATAGCAGGAGTTAAAACAATAATAACTACGTCTTTAGCAATTAAATCGGCAATTACTATCGCTCAACTTTCTAATCCGTTAACTGCTGCTGGGTTTATCGCAGCAACTGCTAATGCATTACAGGAGGAATTAATTGTAAATGCGATCGCAGCTATCCAACCATTAGCTACAGTTCCAGCACAAACATTAGCTAAACTAGAAACATTGATTCCACCTCTGACCGCCGCAATTGCGAAACTAGCCGACGCTGGTTGTGTCGATGGTGAATTAACTATACCAACATTGGTCAATAAAATGAGTGATGGACAACCCGGTGCAGATGGAGTGCCCGTTACAAATGGAGATGGAATAGATGGTATTGATGGCGTAGAAGGATATAATGATTTAGTATCTTCTAAATTTTATGGGGAAGTAAATGTATCCGAATCTGATATAGATCAACGTAGTGATGTAATACAACAATTGGTAGAACAACAGCAAAACTTATTAGCATCAATATTAGAAGCTCCTAGCCAAGTCTATAGACAACAAGGGTCACCACCTGCAGAATTAGGTAAAATTGGAGATTATTATGTAGATACCGAAAATAATATAGCATATGGTCCAAAACAATCTAATACCAATTGGTAAACCCTACTTAATTAACATTATACATATTTATATAAAAAAGAATACACATGAACTCTAAAACACTTGTAAATGCACTTAAAGTTGCCGTACGTGAAGTTATTAAAGAAGAATTAACAGACATTCTTCGAGAAGGATTACAATCCACCGTTAACGAATTAACAACAGAATCAAAAGAAATCAAACCATTCTTACCAAAAAGGAAACCAAAAAAGTCAGTAATGTATACTAAGAATAATAAAATCAATGATGCATTAAATGATACTACGGTAGAAAGTGAAGGTGGCGTACCGTCATATTCCGAATTAATGAAAGAAGGTATGCCGGATATGACATTCAATTCAAATGATGCCCAAGGCTTTGGTATGATGCGAAATGGGTCAGCTGGTCAGACTCAGGTCATGCAAGATCCTGAGACAGGCAGAAATATGGAAATCGATCCTATTATTGCAAATGCTATAACAAAAGATTATTCGTCATTAATGAAAGCCATAGATCAAAAAAAAGGTAGATAATGGGGTATAAAATCGCGCAGGCTGTTGTTGATGAAATTGACGCATTTAATACTGGGTTAGGTATATCATATAATAGTGATGGGAGTATATTTCAATCATTATACATTACGAATGATCAAGCATTAGAAAATTTAAAAACATTGTTATTAACACGAATTGGCGAACGATATTTAAATCCAAAATTTGGTACTCAATTATTAAATATATTATTTGAACCTAATGTTTCTGATTTAAAAGCTGAAATTAGTGATATTATAACAGAGCCAGTTGGGTATTGGTTACCGTATATTGATATAGAAAATATTGATATTACTACATATGAAGATGATCCAAGTTTACAATATCACATTAAGATATCAATACGGTTTTCAGTATCATCATATGATGCAGTTACAATTATAATTAGTGCAAATGAAAATGGATCGATACAAATAGGAAATGATAAATGAAAAATTCTAAAGATGTTACGTATTTAGGAAAAGATTATAATCAATTTAAATCAAATTTAATTGACTTTGCTAAACAATATTTTCCCGACACATATACGGATTTTAATGAATCATCTCCGGGATCATTATTTATTGAAATGGCGGCATATGTTGGAGATGTATTATCGTTTTATAGTGACTCAAATTTAAGAGAATCATTATTAGAGCAAGCTTCGGAGCGGGCAAATATATTTGATATAGCAAAATCATTAGGATATCAACCAAATAATGTTGTGCCGGCACATACCACATTAGATGTATTCCAATTGGTACCATCAACTGGTACCGGTGATAATATACAACCGGATTTTAATTATGCATTATCTATTAAATCGGGAATGCAAGTAAAACAAACAAATGGACCAGCTACGTTTAGAACATTGGATTCTATAGATTTTGGATTTTCGTCATCGATTGATAGTACCGAAGTTACCATATATGAAACTGACAGTGCTACTAATTTACCTACATATTATCTTTTAAAGAAAACTGCAAAGATCGTTTCTGGAAATGTTAAAACAGCTAGATTCACATTTACTACTCCAATTGCATATGATACCATAGTACTTTCAGACACTAATATCATCGATGTTATTGCTGTTTCTGAATCGGATGGTGATAACTGGTATAACGTTCCATATCTAGCACAAGATACTATATTTGAAGCTACGCCGAATCTATTAGAAAATGATCCAGACTTTTTTGGGTATCGAGATTCATGTCCTAGTTTATTAAAATTAAAAAGAACATCGAAGCGATTTATTACTCGATTACGAAGTGATAAAAAAATGGAATTACAATTCGGAGCTGGTATATCATCTAATCCGGACGAAGAGATTGTACCTAATCCTACAAATGTAGGAAATGGATTAGCAGGACTCGGTCGTCAATTGGATGTAAACATTGATCCGTCAAATTTTATGAATACTAGAACATATGGACAAGCGCCTGCTAATACAACCTTAACGGTTACATATACAACGGGGAATGGTTTATCTGATAATGTACCAATTGGTGTTCTTAAAGATATAGATTTTATTGAATTTATAGACGATGTTAATACTACAAATAGTACATCAATTGTTAATTTTGTTAAAACTACAGTAGCTGTTAATAATACAATGCCGGCAACCGGAGCCAAAACTGCAGATACTATACAAGATATAAAAAATAATGCATTATCAAATTTTGCTACTCAAAATAGAATTGTTACCCGAGAAGATTATATAATCAGATCATATGCGATGCCTAGTAGATTTGGTAGTGTAGCAAAATCATATATTGTACCAGACGATCAGATTAGTCAGCAAAATTTAGAAGAAACTAGAATAGCAAATCCGTTGGCTATGAATATGTATGTATTAGGATTTAATCAATCTAAACAATTGGTTGCATTAAATGATGCTATAAAAACTAACCTGAAAACATATATTGGATATTATAGAATGCTTACGGATGCTATTAATATTAAAGATGCATTTATTATTAACTTAGGATTGAATTTTGAAATATCTGTACTATCAAATTATAATAGCAATGAAGTTTTATTGCAATGTATTAGTGCACTAAAAACTTATTTCGCTATTGACAAATGGCAAATTAATCAACCAATTATAAAATCTGAAGTTCAAAACTTAATTGGAAATGTTGCTGGGGTGTTGTCTGTAATTAATGTTTATTTAGAAAACAAGTATGATTCGGATCTAGGGTATTCTGGTAATAGATATGATTTAGCTAGTGCAACAAGAAATGGTGTAATTTATCCATCACTAGACCCTAGTATATTCGAAGTAAAATTTCTTGATCAAGATATCCGCGGAAGAGTAGTAAGTTCTTAATTCCTTTATATTTATAATAAAGAGGAATTTAAATGGGCGTAATACGAAATAATCGAACAAGTATAGTTGCAGGAGGATTAATTTCAGCAAGTTATGTTTCGGATGTATATGATGTTCTAACTGCAAATGCTGTTGAAGATTTAGTTTTTTCTGGATCATTAGGTGTTAGTGGTAGTTTAACTGCAAATTTAACTGGTACTGCTGATTCAGCAAGTTATGTAATGAATGCACAAACCGCGTCATATGTAACCACAGCACAAACTGCTAGTTATGTTGTTAATGCAATTTCATCTTCATATATGAGTGGATCTAGTATTACAGCTGAATCTGCGTCTATAAAATATGTATCTGTTACTTCTAATTTTATTTCACAAGGAACAGCATTTATTTATACCGCGTCATTACCTATTGCAAATCCAGGAACACAAGGACAACTTTGGAGAAGTGGTAGTTATTTGATGATTAGCACCGGATCAGGAAGTTAATTATGTTTAGAATATTTTATGCAAATAGTGATGCAACGATGTATGAGGCAACAAGTCTTATAAATTATAATACTGGATTAGACGAAATACTCGAAGTTGGTAAGCAATTAGACACTGATGGTGAAACATTAGTTAAGTCTAGATTTGTTGTAAAATTTGATATGTCTGAAATTCAAAACACACTTGCAAAATATTCTGCAGAATTAAATTCATGTAAATTTGTACTTCAATTATTTACTACCCACGCAAAAAATTTACCGGCAGATTATACCTTGGATTCTAAAATAATGGCACAACCATGGATTAATGGAACTGGGTTTGAAAATGATAGTGCTGCTACTACAGA